AGGTCACCTTTATCTCTAAGCTTCGGCAAACTGTCCTCAGTAGTGAGTTTTGCAAGCTCAAGTCCTGTTTTACTCATACCATTCTCCTGTCTCGTCTTGCCAAGCGTCGCACTTGTCGCAGACAATTAGTGTTTTACTGCCAGTTGGTTCAAAGATGTGCGCGTCAGCGTTCCAAAATGGGACTGTTGTCTCATCAAGATATGCACCTGTATGGTCACATTCAGTGACAATGCCATCTTCGATTACCTGAGTTGTGCCGCCTTTAAACGTCACTTTGACTGGTATAACCGTCCAATCTTCGGTTTGCTCGACTCCAAGTAGACCGTTCAAATGATCAACGTGGGGCTTCACGAGCGTATTAAATGCTTGTAACATGTGTTTTCTCCGTTTCTTTAGTGCCAACAAGGGGGTTGAGCGAACACCCGACATTGATAGAGGTAATCAACCCCTTTGTTGGCACTAAGAATTAGTAATGTTTGATTCAATCACTCGCGAGTAACCGCTTATCACCCGTTTAACTGGCTTGCACAGTGCTGCTGGATTCTAGGCGCAGGCTAACGATTACTAATGAATGATTGAATTTGATGTATCGCCCCATACCGTTCGCTGCTTATCTCTAGCTACTGTTAGTTCGCTATTCCTGCTACAGAGGTTTACCCTCAGGTTACTAGCGTATGGGTTGAATTGTTAAGGTGTTGTCACTGGCTGCTAATGGTCTTGCCCTACATAAGTGGCCGACGGTCGCGGTCTTGTGTGACCTATGGGGTGTCAAATCGCAACTTGATAGCCCCAATGGGTAACAAAAAACCACCCCTAGTCTGGGGTGGTAGGTAATGCTATCTGCCAGACTAGCTGTGTCTGGGGTAAATAAAAAACCCGACGCTCATTGCGTCGGGGCTATAAATTCTGGTTAATGGCCTACTTCTCTAGGCGGAAGTAGGTGAGAGCCGCGTCTCCATAACTACGATTGTCCACCTAGACAATAACGGCTTCTGCTACTTCCTTTTCACTAACTCAGAGCTTTATGCCCCAGAGTTGTTGATGATGTCAATGTTTACTTCCGTAACACTACCTTTATCCTAGCACGCCAACACGATTATGTCAATATGCTATTTCGTCGGTTTCTAGCGCATTAAAAAGAGGCTCTGTCAGTGAATAGATTTTCACTAAGGCACTCTCCTCTCCCCGGTATAAGACCGGAGTAACCCCCAAATCGACGCACATAAGTTTTGTATTCCCGAACCGCTAACCTACCTATACGAGTACGTTTTTATTTAATTTGGAGAGCATAAAACTCCAAAACGTGCATAGCCAGCAGTCTTCTTCCCTTGATCGGTGTCCCTTATAGCTTTTGTCTACCCTCCTGTTCACACCGGGTCGGGGCATTTATTTGAATAGAAATGCCCAAAACTATCTGAACATGAGCAAAAGCCGTCTTTCGTGACGGAACGTGTGTGCCGATTATTTAATGGAGGAACAAAAAGACCCCTTACCCGCTGAGCGGACAAGAGGTTCTAATTTGCGTCCCTCTTGCGAGGGGCTATCAAGTTGCGATTTGATACTACCTACTATATATGACAAGCATGGTTATGTCAATATATGGACAATTGTTACGTTTATTGCTATAATGAATACATTGATAGAGAAATAAAAAGCGACCCCTGTTAAGGCTTTATTTGGTGTCTCACGTGCCTGCCAGCACTGAGCACCTTTTTTGTATTGTGGAACCCTCCACGCTGCAAACTTGGTGGATATGGACGCAATAGCACCAACTATTGCTCTCTTTAGTGCACTTTGAGAGGTACTAAAGGCCCCATATCCCACCAAATAAGGTCTTAACTTTCAGTTAATAAATTGAATTGTCTAGCGGGACGCTTTGCGTCTAGCACCTGGAGCGACTGGGTCGGTTGATGGTTTTTGGACATACCCCAAGTATGTTATTTGTTACCCTATGAGGAAGTTTACTCGACAATACACAGGCTCATTATGAATACTCGCGATTTATTGAGCCCTGCCCGAATGTGATTGCAGCACTCTGCATGTCAAAGCCCAGCGCCCCGTTAGCTAATTCAATGGAAAAGGAGGGTACATGGCATATTCATATTACGAGAAATTGTGTAGAGAAAATGGTATTTTAATACCCAGCTATATCATGGTAGTCCGCAACGCTGAAAGAAACACTGCTGAAAGAGTTAGGCGCAGACATCGAGCCAAGAAGCAGAGGGTATCGGCATGAGGACAATTCAAGGCGCAACAATCGAACATTGGATGGATAAACGCATACGAGAACACAAGTCCATTAACGACCCAACTAATCTTATTCGCATATCAGCATCAGATATTATCAAACTCATTGATTACAAGAACTCATTACTAGGCACAACCAAATCAATCCTAGAAGAATCAAAGGATTATGAGGAGCGGGAAAAGGTGGCAGAGTTATGACAGGTGCCGAGCGAAACCTTATCCTAAGAGGAGATTGGTGATGACAGACCAAGAAATTCTAGAGAAAGCGATACAAATAGGGGAGAATACTTAATGCCCTACCCCAAAGACAAGAAAGACCTCACTATCAAACAAAAGAAATTCGTAAAAGAATACGTTGCTAATGATGGTAATGGGAAACAAGCATACAAGGCTGCATATGGCGTAACGAACGACAACACAGCAGCGGCAGAGGCTAGTACAACCCTAAATAAGCCTAATGTCAAGGAAGCCATAGACGCAGCACTCGAAAAAGCCAACATTACTATAGACGCTGCAGTACAACCAATCAAAGATGGATTAGTAGCTACTCGAACATTTGGAACGGGTGATGGTGACGCCTATGAAGCTATAGACCATAGCATACGGCTCAAAGCATCAGGTATGGCATTGAAACTACTGGGCGCGGAGCAAAGGCAACCAGAGGGGAACACCTACAACTTTACCCAAGTGAATAACGACATGAGGGGTAAATATGCGGACTAGGATAGCTATCTATTGCAGGTGTGACTGGTGCGGCGATTTCTTTGCGGTTAATAAACGTCGTAAATACTGCTCGCGTAAGTGCCGTGACGCTAAATATTACGATACTAAGTCCAGGGTAGACATCGAAAATGTACGATAAGGCCGCATTATTCATAGAAGATCAGTTGACGATCATTGATAAGACTGGCAATGAAGTACCTTTTACTCTCAACCAGATTCAAAGGAAGTTTGTCAGTGAGGCGACGAGCAAAGACATTATCCTCAAGGCTAGGCAGCAAGGCTTCAGCTCACTCATACTAGGTGCATTTACCAGTGACTTTATATTTAAAGAGAATAGCTTATCGGTTGTCATTGCAGACGTTGCGAATAACGCAGAGGATTTGCTGGCACGCGTAAAGCACTATATCAAGTCATTTGAGACCAAGAATAATACCAAAGTCCCACTGAAATATAACTCGAAGTACGAGCTGCACAATGCCTTTAACAATGCACGGTACATCATCGGGACGGCAGAAAATACAGAGTTTGGCCGTTCAAAGACGATCACTAATTTACATATGTCCGAGGCTGCATTTTATAAGTATTTCCGTAAGCTTCACGCGTCTGCTGGAACGGCTCTTGTACCCACTGGGCGTTTCGTCGTTGAGACGACCGCTAATGGGTTCAATGAATTCAAAGAGTTTTGGGATGAATCAGTACTGGGCGAGACAGGATTTACACCGCACTTCTACAAGGCCAGCGACTTCTATAGTGCTGAGTTCCTAGAGGGCGAAAAGAAACGGCTAGGACGTTTATACCAGCAAGAATACCCTGAAACAGCAGAGGAAGCGTTTATTACTAGCGGCGACCAATACTTTGACCAAGACTCATTGCGGTGGTACTTAGAGCAGTGCAAGGAGCCGTTGAATGTTTAGGCGTTACCGTAAGTATGAACAAGGTGAGTTCATCGTCGTATTCTGTGACACCGCATGGGGTGGACTGGACTACTGTGCTGGTCAGTTCCTATCAAAGACAAAGATAGATGTACCCGTGGTGTATCACTCAAAGGTACTAGCGAGCGAGATGACACCGTTAATACATCATGAATTGGAGACTATCTATGAGCAAACAGGAGTACAACCCGTCGTCGCTTTCGAGCGTAATAACGGAGGTGTCGCAGAGATTGAACGACTCGCCACCCTCAACAGATTATCCAAATATCGAATATATGTGGAGAAAACTAATACAGCCGCTATATCCGGAGCCAGTGACTCTACCAAATTGGGTTGGACAACTTCTAGTGCAACACGCCCTCTTATGCTATCTGGACTCAAAGAAGCCATCGACAACAAGCTCATCCGAATCTACGACAAGCCAACCATCACAGAAATGTTCTCATTCATCGTCAGTCAGACAAGCAGCTCATGGAAAGCGCAAGCGGAGGTAGGAGCGCACGACGATTTAATTATGTCACTCGCTGGTGCATGGCAGCTATATCAGACAGAGGAAAAGATTGACCTAGGCGACGAAGATCAGGATTACACATCAGGCAACATAACATCAATGTTTACGAGGAGGACATGGTAATGAATATACGGTATGGCAAAAAGACAGTCACCAAAACAGATGAATCTGGCACGACTACCGAGACGACCGAATACATCAAGGGCGGCAATGCTATGGCGAGATTCAAAGAGACGGTCACCGAGCAGAAGTTTGTCATGGGCGCACTGGAGGAAATAGCCGTGATTCAATCATTTGCTAGGCGCTACCATGATGACAAAACGATGCTCGATCCTACCGTGACCATTGTTGGTGATCGTGAGAATCCCAAGGGCTACAGGGTGGATACTACCTACTCCCGCTATTACAATAGCTAGTTTTTACTAAAGTATTTATGGTATAATAACATCAGTAAAGCCACTGGCAGACGCCAGACCCTTTGCAGATAAAGGATCTGACTCAACCAGTGGCATTCTCTTTTCTTAACGAAGATAATCTTTCAGATAAATATAGCGACTCGAAGAAGTATACAGAACTTCTCACTGCTCCTTTTCAGGAGTTTGAGCGCATTTCTGCGAATAGGCCAAGCGACCAGCGCGATCCACGTTATTCTGATGTTACTGACGGTACGACGGCCTCGATAACTCGCAAGGTTGGCAAGCGAGTAGTACAGCAGATACCTACCGGCAAGGTTGAGGCGGATGACGACGATAATAACTGGCTACCAATTGTTGCTGGCTTCATATTTCTCAACAAGATTCTCCCATATGCCAACCACGAGTACGACTTCATTCAAAAATGTTGGCAGATTATCGAGCGTGGAGCGCAATTCGGTGGCGTCCCGACATATGTACCATTTTTGAATCATGACGGCGAATACTCGCCAGACCTGACGCTTCCATACTGGGCTGATGTATTTATCCCACGCGGTTATAAATCAGCTACAGCCGCACCTTATCTTTTCCTACGAACGTGGCTGCAGGAAGACGATATTGATTCGCTTATAGACCAAGAGAAACGTATGCGCAAACAGGCTCGAAGGCGCGACGAGCGCTATGAAAGCACATGGGACTTGGATGGTCTCAAGGCTATCAAGAAGTCATGCTCTAGCAAGAAATCAAACGAACAACAGCCTCATGAGCGCGATAGAGGTACTAACTCAGAAGGTATCGAAGCGGTGACCGGCTTCCAGGTTGGCGTTGGTGCGACGTTCTATACGTTCTGCCCGACGACAGGTGATGATAAAAGTGACAAAGACTTCACGATTATCCGTCGCAAGCAAAACAAAGACCCTCGCGGCAAGATTCCTATGCCTTGGTTTATATACGACACGGACGGGTTCAACCCACTTGGTCGCGGCATCGTCGAGCTTATCGGGCCATTGCAGAATCTTATCGACGACGACATGAGCATGTATCAGTGGAACAGGGCTTTGATGCTCGCGCCACCTATTGCGGCTTATGGTGCGTCAAAAAAGAAGATAGTCTATGCTCCCAACGCTGTCATATCGATGAATCGCGACGACAAGATCGAGCCACTCGATGTCAGTACAACAGCTATCGAAAAGTACCCAGACCTGTATGGCTTGCAGAAATCGCAGCTACTCAACCTCACGAATAGCCCTGATACCTCAATTAGCGCTGAGGTCGGTAATCCTGGTTTTGGTAAGACACCACAGGCTCTGCAGCAGCAACAGGCGGCAATCTCAGTAGATGATAACTATGTCCGCAAGAACTTCGAAGCATGGTTTGAGAACTGGGCAGAAACAGCTATAAACCTATATTTTGCCGAGCGAACAGGCAAAGAGGAACTGCAACTCGACAACGATACGGCAGACGAACTCCGACAACTCGCAGAAAAGGGTAAATTCGACCTCTCTCAACTGAGCGACGATAACAGGGTAATTATCGACTACGACACGGCTACGCCAGCACTCAAATTCCGTGTCGATGCATCAACATCGAAGATGAAAGATGACGTCACACAGGGCGAGATACTTACTCAATTACTCCAAACGCTTGAAGCAAATCCTATTCTTATACAGCTTGTACCGCAAGACAAGGTTCTTTCTGCATGGAATCGCATCGTAACAAGTTCTGGCGTCGAGAATCCCGAAGAACTGACAGTAGACATAAAAGAACTTAAGGAACAGCAAGAGGCGGCAGCAATCCAGCAGCAAGAAATGGCATCCGCACAGCAACAAGGCGCACAAGAGCCTGCGAGCGAGGAGGAGCAGATAGCCCAGTACCTGCAATCTATTGGTGTGCCAGACGAGCAGATTAACGAAGCGTTACAAATGGCCGAGGCTGGATATTCAGCTGATGACATACTGACTGCGATTAAAGGAGTAATGGCAAATGCAAGAGGATAACATGTACACCCGCCGAAGTACGATTCAGAGCGTACCTTTAGAGCAAGAAAAAGCAGCGAACGAAGAGTTTTTGAAAGTCTTGAACGAAGCTCCACTTATAAAGGCAGAGATTGAACTGCTTATTGCAGACGCCGAAGCACTCGAAAACTCAGTACTTGCCATTAGTGAGAAAGCTTTGGAAGAGACGCCAGAGTTGTTCGTGCGCGAAGTACTCGCGAACCGCAAAGCAGCCGCAAGTATACGCGCGTCGGTCACAAGAATGGAGGCACTCATCGAAGAGCACCTGAAAAATAGGTAGATTCCGTGCTGGTCATTAGCCTCAGAGTGACCGGCACGAAGTTTATCTCTGAACTTCCGCTTCGACGGTGAATAGTCGTTTAACAAGAAAGAGAGAATTGCCATGGATGAGGAAAATGGCTCAGTCGTAACAAGCGACGCTGGAACGGACACCAGTGTATCGGATTCGACTACCGAGGAAACAACAAGTTCGACGGCTGACGATCAAGTTGATACGTCACAGCAGGAAACAGATGGTGATAGCCAGGAGGAAGTCCTAGACGATTCCTTGGACACCGATGAAACGGAAACTGAAAGGCCAAAACGGGGAGCAGAAGCCCGAAAAGAGCAGCTTAATACGGAAATTCGTGACCTTGTAGCGACGCGAAATGCAATACGGAGCGAGGTGGAAGCCTACAATTCGCAAGTGTATCGCCCAGCGACGGTCGAGGAGCTTCTTGAACAGCAAAATCCCGAAACTGGTGACTACTACAGCCGACTCGAAGCGCAACTTGAGGCAATGCAGCAAGAACGAGCGATTGAGAAGTATAACAACCAGGTGACGGAATCACGCATGACATTGCACTCAGATGCAAACCGTGCGATTCAAGACTTTCCTATATTCGACTCAAATAGTCCCGAATATAATCCGCAAATCGCTGCTGAAGTAGACCAAATCCTTGCGCAGTCTATCATTGTAGACCCGCGTACAAATCAGGTCATCGGCTCACGTATCCCTGTTTACCAGTTATACAAATCACACGCCGTAGCAGCAAAAGCTAACGAACGTCGCGCCGAAATGACAGCACAACGCAACGCAGAGAAGCAAATCACAAATACAGACCTTACGCCAGGCGCGCAAGGCAAGCAGACTGCGTTTAACAAATTATCTGTCAGCGAAATGGAAGCACGACTCAGAAAGCAAGGCCACGACGTTTAATTCATCAGGAGATGAAACAAAATGGCAACAAATACTACCGCTACTCTCACTGGCGAAATGATGACCTACCTAGAGCGTACATTCTTGGAGCGTTCAAAGCAGCAAAACATTCACGGTGAAGGTGCAAAAGAAAAATCTCACACAAAAAACAACGGTAAGACTGTAACGTTCAACCGATACAGCCCACTGACTACTGCAACGACAGCTCTAACGGAAGGTACGAACCCATCAGAAAGCAATATTTCTGGTACGACTGTGAACGCAACTGTCGCTGAGTACGGTAACTTCGACAAAATCTCTAGCCTTTTGAACAACACGAGCATCGACCGTGCCGCAAAAGAAAAGACCGAAGTTATGGCACAAAACGCGAGCGAAACTATCGACACGCTTGACCGTAACGAGCTATATACGGGCGCAACCGTCCAGCTCGCGGCAGGCCGCGCGAATGTCACGGCGATTACGTCTGCTGACGTTTTGACCGTCGCCGAAGTACGCAAGTCTGTTCGTACTTTGAAGAAGAACAACGCTATTCCTTACGGTGATGGCTACTTCCTTGGCAAAGTCGGCCCTGACACCGCTTACGACGTCATGAGCGACTCTGTATGGATCAACGCTCACACATACAAGGATGGCGGTGAGCTCTACAAGGGCGAAATCGGTAAATTGCACCGTGTACGCTTCCTTGAGTGCTCAAGCAACCAAAAGAGCGAGGCGAGCACCGTTACTGTCTTCTCAAACTTCTTCCACGGACAGGAAGCGTTCGGCCGCGTCAAACTCGACGGCGAAAACTTCGGTCTTAAGATCAAGCAGAGCGACAAAACAGATACAAGCAACCCTCTCGACATGTTCATGACAGTTGGCTGGAAGGCTGATGGCTATGCCGTCAAGACCCTGAACGCGAACTGGTTGGTAAATATTAAAACTGCTGCAAGTGCATGATTTAGTGATATTGTCAAATGTCTGAGCGCCCAAATAGAGTCTGTGTGGTTTGCAAAAAGGTTTTCTATAAACCTAGTTGCTGCTCGAGAGTCGAATGGGCGCAAAGACGCAAGACATGCTCAGCCTCATGCGCTGCGAAACGTAGAGGTACCGCACATCTGTCTAAGTATAGCTTCAAAAAAGGCGTCCAAAACAACAAGCTGAGTCAGTTTGTTAAGGGGCATAGCCTTGGCGACGAGAACATCAGATGGAAAGGTGACGGCGCCTCTTATGCAGCAAAGCATATGTGGGTTAGGTATCACTATGGAAAACCTGAGCATTGTGACGCGTGCGGTTCAACCGAGAGACGCATGTATCACTGGTCAAATATTAGTGGCAAGTACCTAAGGCTACGCAGCGACTGGCAAAGACTCTGCGTACCTTGCCATAAAAAATTCGATCTATCGAGAATAACTACCAGAAGGAGGAATTATGGCAGTAAACACAACTGAAACAGGAAAAGCACCGACAGCAAAAACAGATGTTGATGCAGCAAAAGAAAAAGAAATCGTTGCGCTTCACGAAAAAGGTACGCAAATCTACAAAATCGCTAAAACAGTCTTTGGCTTTGATAGTGAAGAAGTGGTTAAAAAGACCCTAGAGGTTGTCGAAGCGTACTTTCCAGAGCCAACCGACGAGGACGAATAGTCCCCATGGACAACAGCCGCGTTCATGACCTCGAGGTATTAAAGGAGCGTATGAATGACGAATCTAAACCGTTATTTTTACGCAAACAGGCATACCGAGCGTTTAATTCGATTGTCGGTCAGATGAATGATCGAGATTTGCGCGACCTTCGCACGATGATGATACGAGCTATCAAAGCAGGCGATATAAGCGCAGTAGACAAGATCGAAAAACGCATACGAGATCATGAACGACGGCAGCCCTGGTATATGCCACGGACTACATAGCTAACGGCCAGAATGTAGCGGCGAAAATACCACCAAATCAACTAATTGAGGCACTTATGAAAATACTTGTTATATCTGAAGGCAAACATAGTACATCTGCAATCGACCTATGGCGCATATGGCGACCGATGCAGGAGCTAGCGAAATATGTAGACTGGCAAATTGATTACCAGGATAGGGTGATTAGAGGACAGGATGAAATTACCGACTCCGAAACCTTTATCAAAGAGCATGGAGAGGCGGAGGTTGACCATCTTGGCCAGTACGACATTATCTTCACGACATATTTTACTAGCCCTTACATAGCAGCAGTCTTATACGGTGCGAAGGTCAAATACGGCACTAAGACCATTATTGACTTTGACGATGATGTGTATGACATAGACCCGATTAACCAGTTTTGGCTGAAAGCTGGCCAAGACGCTGCGTACTACTTGCAACGACTCGCAGCAACAACTAGCTATATCAGCACAACGACGCCGTATCTCGCGACGAAACTCAAAAATAAATCAGAATCAAAGGCGATGGTTTACACACTACCGAATGTCATAGGTCATGATTACGAACAATATAACCCAGACAACGGAAATAAGGTTGTTGTCGGATACTTTGGCGGCTCGTCGCACTATGATGACCTACACGATACAGGCGTACTCCCTGCAATACGCAAAATAATGAATGAGCGCAAGGATGTGTGCTTTAAGTGTGTCGGCTTGCCAATTGATGAATACTTACCCAAAGCACGAACAACGATTCTCGATCCCGTAGCAAGCGAGAAGTGGACAGGTGACATGTTCCCAAAGCTGAATTTTGATATTGCAATAGCGCCGCTGAAAGATACCCAATTCAACCGCTCAAAGTCCGATATAAAGTGGCAAGAGTCCACGCGAATGGGCGCTGCTTTCGTCGCATCGGCCGTTGAACCATACAAACGCTTGCCCGGAGGCGCGGCAGTCGTCACGAATAATACGCAATCCGATTGGTACGAGGCTATTACAAAGCTTCTCGACAAACCTACTAGGAATATGCAAGTAGATAACGCGAGAGTAGCCCTGAAGCAGCGGATAGATTCAGAGAATTGGAAGCATTACAAAACCATGTTTGAGGAGGTAGCAAGTGAAAACAATTAAACCAGCACCAGGAAAACTATTCTGTGAACCAGAGGTAAAAGATAAGACGACGGCGGCCGGTATTATCCTTACACAACAGGATAAACTCGAGCCAAAGTTCGCGAAAGTTATTAATTGTGGCGAAGGATGCACATATAGCCGAGATGATCGTATCGTGTACAAAGACTACGCAGCAAGCGAACTAGAACTCAACGACACAAAATATTTCATCATAGACGAGAAGGATATAGAGGGGCTGCTAGTAGAAGTAAACGAAGCATAAATGCTATAATATATAGAACAAGCGAGACATAGTCATCCGCAGACGCGGTAGCACTCGATCGGTAAATAGCCGACTTATCGCAAGGACTATAGCGAGACTACTTTAGACCCAGCAGCAAAAGTTCGCACGGCCGCTCACTGGTACACGCCAGACGAAACAGAAAATCTTTCTATCCAACTGAGGCTGTAAATTAAGTAACTTTATAGACAGGTGTGATGAGTGGGCTATTTCCCACTACCCCACAGGATAAATTGCAGGCGCAAGGTACAGAGCGGGCGTGGGCGTGGGCGTTCAAGCAGGCTGGGTTGCCAGTGGTGTCGATGGATATGTGGGACAAGTCGCGTATGGAAAGTGGACAGTACCCCGTATTTCGTAAGGTATGGGGTGGACGTACATAATATGGTATAATAAGGGTAACAGGTACAGTCTCAGAGCGTGACACTACCCATATAAGGAAAGGAACGTGTCATGGCACAACTCAAGATAAATCGTGGAACAACGTATATCCGTAGCGGTACGGTCTCTATTGATG